ACTGCGTGAGCTTAGTCTAATTCCTAAAAAGGAGATTGAAATTACTGCTGATGTCACTGGCGAAATCAAATTTGAAAGTATTGACACAATCGTGCAAAATCAAATCAATGCTATCAGCAGCGAACACTATGATCCAAAGCTGCTGTTGGAAATCTATAGGAACTGTTGATGAGTTTTGTCGTAAAAGATCTCACAGTAAAGAACTTCATGAGCGTGGGCAATGCCACACAGGCCATCAAGTTCAATCGCAAGGACCTTACCCTGGTGCTAGGACAAAATCTAGATCTAGGCGGAGACGACACAGGTGCTAGAAACGGCACTGGCAAAACAACCATTATCAATGCCTTGAGTTATGCGTTGTATGGTGAAGCACTCACTCGCATTCGCAAGGAAAACCTAATCAACAAAACCAATAGCAAGGCCATGATGGTTACCATTGAGTTTGAAAAAGATGGGCAGAGATACAAGATCGAGCGCGGTCGAAAACCAAACACACTGAAATTTTTTGTTGGTGATCAAGAACAAGAGCAAAAAGACGAAGCTCAAGGTGACAGCAGAGAAACACAGGCAGCCATAGAAAGCCTGTTGGGCATGAGCCACGACATGTTCAAGCACATTGTTGCTCTCAACACATACACAGAACCATTCCTTAGTCTCAAGGCAGCAGAACAGCGTGTGATGATTGAGCAACTGCTGGGTGTTACTCAGCTTTCAGAAAAAGCCGAAGCTCTCAAAGAACAGATGAAGGCCACAAAGGATGGTATCACCAAAGAAGAATTCCGTATAAAGGCTGTGCAGGATGCCAACAAGCGCATGGAAGATCAGATCGCAAATCTACAGCGCAGGCAACGACTGTGGCAGGATAAAAAAGCCGAGGACCTGGACAAGTTCACAGCAGCTTATGATGAACTGTGCAAGATTGACATTGAAGCAGAACTGTTGGCACATCAACAGTTGACAGAACACATAACCAAACAAAACAAAATCAAAGAGCTAGAAAAATACATTGTGCAGAATCAGCGTGACGAACAGCGCGAAACAAAAACCATTGAAAAAATTAAAACTGAAATCCTCAGCTTAAAAGAACATCGGTGTCATGCTTGTGGACAAGAATTGCATGACAACAATCATGAATTATTGTTATCTGCTAAAGAAAAAGAATTGCAGGATGCTGCATTGAATGCATTGGCTGCAAATACACAATACATAGAAAACACCCAGGCCTTGGCTGATCTAGGCAAACTGGACACTGTGCCAGCAACTTTCTATGAACGCGAATCTGATGCATTTGAACATCGCGCCAGCTTGGGAACTATCTTGAGTCAGATCACTGCCAAGCAGGACGAAGCAGATCCATATGTGGATCAAATAGCAGAAATGAGTGCCAAAGCAGTGGAAGAAATTAACTATGACGAAATGAATCATTTGAACACACTGCTAGAACATCAGGATTTCTTGCACAAACTGTTGACCAGCAAAGATTCATTTGTGCGCAAACGCATCATTGATCAGAATCTTTCTTATCTAAATCAGCGTTTGAGCTACTACTTAGACAAAATTGGTCTGCCGCACACGGTGATATTCCAAAATGATCTTACTGTAAACATCACAGAACTAGGACGCGAACTAGACTTTGACAATCTCAGCCGAGGCGAACGCAATCGATTGATACTTAGCCTCAGTTGGGCGTTCCGTGATGTTTATGAAAGTTTGTATCAACCACTGAATCTACTGTTCATTGATGAAGTGGTGGACTCTGGCATGGATGCAAGTGGTGTGGACAGTGCGCTGGGCATACTGAAAAAAATGTCTCGCGATAGAAACAAGAGCGTGTGGCTGGTAAGTCACAAGGATGAACTGAGCAGTCGTGTGAACAATGTGCTCACTGTGACCAAGGAGAACGGATTTACCAGCTATGATACCGACATTGATACCCAATGATCACATACGAGTGCTGCATCTAGAATTGACCACGAGATGTCAGGCCAGTTGTCCGCAATGTGCTAGAATGGATCCTGCCAGCGGATATCAACAGGATCATGATCTGTCTTTGCAACAGGTGCAAAAATTGTTTTCCATAGAGTTTGTACAACAGTTGGACAAGATGTTTGCCTGTGGCAATTTTGGTGATCCAGCAGCCGCACAAGACTGCTTGGCTATTTTTCGTTGGTTTAGAGAAGTCAATCCCAACATAGTTCTAGGCATGCATACCAATGGTGCTATTCGCGATACAAAGTTTTGGATACACATGGGAGAGCTTTTAAGTGGTGAACTGGACTATTGCGTGTTCAGCATTGATGGCATGGCCAGCAGCAACGATATCTATCGGCGTGGAGTTATGTGGCATCGTGTGATAATAAACGCCGAGTCCTTTATCAAGCATGGTGGTCGTGCGCACTGGGACATGCTGGTGTTTGAACACAACCAACATCATGTGGATCACTGTAGAGAACATGCTCGCAAAATGGGCTTTGTGAGATTCCGTACCAAGGTCAGCAGTAGATTCCAAGAACGACCTATAAAATTTCTAGCACCTCCTGCAGGCTATCAATTCAAACAACACACAGGCCCCATTGAGTGTCATGCTAAAAAAGAACGCAGCATATATGTTGCTGCCACAGGCGAAATATTGCCTTGCTGTTTTATTGGCAGTGAAATTTTCCGTATGGATTCTACTCTGAAGCATTTGTGTGACCATCCAGATCAATTGGAACACAGTTGGGTCAAACAACCTCATATGGTATGCACCAAGTTTTGTGCCACAGCAGACGCACAAACAAGATTTGAAAATCAATTTGATGAGGATACTGCACTATGCTAGCACTATGGCACTGGCATATAGAAATCAGCAGCAAGTGTACTCTCAGATGTCCGCGATGTGCGCGACAAGAAGTTCCCAATGATTTAATCAATACCGAGCTGGATCTAGCGTTTTTTCACAAGAACTTCCCGCCTGCATTCATTGAACAGCATGTGCGCAAGGTTACTTTTTGCGGCGACGATGGAGATCCAATATATGCTCATGATCTAGTGCCAGTCATACGCTACTTCAAGAGTTGTGCAGATGTAGAAGTTGTGATTGTTACCAACGGCAGTTATAGACCGCCAAGCTGGTGGAAAGAACTAGGCTATGCGCTGGATCATGGAGACACGGTGCATTTCAGCATAGATGGTTATGACAATGCCAGCAACAATCAGTACAGAGTAAACAGTGATTGGGACAGCATCATGGAAGGCATTGACAGCCTACGAGCCAACAGCGCAGCTAGACTGGTGTGGGCTACCATAGTGTTTGATTTCAATCAAGACCATCTACACAGGATAGAGCGTCATGCTCGTAGTCGTGGCTGTGATTTTTTACAGCTCACTCGCAGCACTAAATTTGCCAAGGTTTATCCTATCTATGGGCCAGAGGACAAATTACAACCTAGAGCAGAATGGATTGCACCTGGCCATAGGTTTGATCGCGAAGTTATACCTTTGGATCGTAAGATTTGGCCCAAAGCACACAGCGATAATCTTAAATCATGGGATGCTGCACAAGCAGTTTACAAGGACAATCCAATATTGCCCTTGTGCGCTATAGGCAACAAAGGCCTGTTTATCAACAGCCAAGGACATTTTTTTCCTTGCTGTTGGGTAGCTAATAGATACGAACATAATACAGAATGGATAGAGCGGGGTCGCCAGTTTGACCTAACTCAAATCACGCTGTTTGAGGCGTTAAAACACAGTTTTTGGAACACAGAATTTCAAACATTTCGTTGGCAAGAATGCCAAAATAAATGCAATCAAGGAGTAGTAAATGACAAATATGCTACCGAATGGTAACAAAATGTAGAAATTTTATCCCAGTGATCTTGCAAGGTAATTAAGTTAGCATATGACATCATTACAAAAAGCCAAAGGAAACGCCTGGGAGCGTAGGGTAGCAGACCACCTTACTGTAACCTACGGAGAACGCTTTATTCGCGTTCCGCACTCTGGCGCTTATATTGGTGGTGCAAATGCCAATCGCAAAGAGATCTTGCACGAAGGACAGATCAGGAGCTTTAAGGGGGATATTATCCCCGGTCAAAGTTTTCCAAAGTTCAACGCTGAGTGCAAAAGTTATAAAGACTTTCCATTTCATCAACTCTTTCAAGGCTCATGTAAGCAACTAGACGAATGGATTGAACAGTGTATGGATGTCGCTGACCAGGGTGACTTCAATATCATATTCATGAAATTCAACCGCAAAGGCATGTTTGTAGCAGTACAGGCACAGCCCAACACAACTTCCCTTACTTTTACAAGACACTTTAATTATGGCTCCCAGAAACATGGACACTGGTTCATCATGGATTACGACACATTTTGGGAATTGAACGCAGACGCTGTGAAACAGCTTTGCAAATAACGGTAACAAGCTAGCGCAGGCCAATTTCTTGCGCCCGGAAACCTGGATCTAGGATCGCAGGGAGGGTAAGTCTCTTGCCGTAAAGAGCACTCAACTACTACCCGCAAGGATGAAGATCGCAAGTGCCGCGATTTAGTTGTTTGAATAGGATAAAGGCCTAAAAGACGCAGTAGCGATACTGCACGGTTTGTAAACATGTTAGCGTATGAGTGCAAACCCGCCGTTGTAAAGACGGAGCTCGAGGTACCGGACAACCGCCTCTGTAATGCTCTAACGCTAAGTGACTGTGCCACTCGGATGAAGCTACAGCTCTTAAATTTGCCCTGTGCGGGCAAAGTGTGACCGATTGATCTGGATGAAACTTAAATCGCTTCAGCGATTAAAAAACAATCCATCACTGAGCGATAGCGAAAGTGATAGATCTCGCTAGAGATCTTAGAAGAATGGTAGTCCTGACTTCTTGGTTGCTTCTATGTTTTCTTTGATAATTTCATTGATGATTCGTCGTTCTTCAGGATTTAGTTGCAGAGCTTGTTCATAGTTAATACCTCCACGCATCCACCAGGTAATTCTAATGCTTTCTTCGCGTATGGCTCTTGACTCTGTTTCCATGCTGCTCAGTAACAGCTCAATTTCCTCATTAGTGAGTGTCAAGAGCCTAGCCCGAAAAAACCCGCATAATCAAACATCACATTTATAGTGAGTTCTCCTTGGCAGCTTTGACATGCTACCTTGCTGGGTTTTAGATTTGCAACATCAGTAGCTGATGCCAATGCATTTTGTATTTTGGTAAATGTTTTTGCGTCAATCTTGTCGTAGAATTCTCTAAGAAACGCAGGATCTGATATGCGCTCGCCAGTTTCTACCAGTTCTATGTACTCCGTGGAATTGGCCATTACTTCAGATCCTAGTCCTGTGATTTTGTCCAATTGTATGGTCACTGCTGCTCGTTGATCATCTTCATCGGGCAGTGCATCAATGGCTTGAGCACTTTTTTGTAGTTCGTACCCAACTCTACCCATACGATTGGCCTGTGTGTAGTTTTGTGGTTGAAACTTCACGTTCATGACATCAAATTGCTCAACATTGTCAAAGTCAGGGCAGCGCAAACTGTCCATGGTCTCACGAAGATCCATGGCATAGGTGTGTTCGGCACCACAGTGCGGGCAAATTTGATCAAAATCCATGCTGTGTCCGTAGCTGGCAATGCGCAATGCAATCAAGCAAGCATCCACATCCACAGTGGGCATGAGCCAGGCATTTTTGATGTTGGGCACACAGCTTTGTAAGACATCAACTACACCTTGTCCGTTGATCAACGCATCTGGAGTGCGCAGTGTGATTTCGTCCTTGTTGGTCAGCGGATACACAGGCAGCTCACCATTTTCTGGCATGTCCAGCGCACCTTCTGGATAGTATTTGCCTTTACTGGGTAATTCTATGTAAATTGCGGGTGTTCTAAACAGGCGTGACAGCGGATTAAATTTGACTGCAGGGGCTAGAGTAGCATGTGGTTCTGTGCTCATATTTTGTTCCTATAAATAGTTGATACAGATATTTATCGGTAAAAAACCTGAGATTTAGAGAATATGGCATACGATCGCAATACTGAACTGCTTGAACGATTAGTATCATCGATGGAGGGCGGCCGTTATGGTGGCGGGGGTCGCAGCGGCCAACAACCAACCAATGATGAAATAAACACACTGTTACAGCGCAGTAAAGAAGCTGCCAAAGAGTTCAATTCTCTAAAAAATGGCATACGATTTACTACCAAACAGCAGCTGGCGTTTAGAGATGCATCCAGTGATGCAGCTGGCAAACTAAGTGAAGTCAATCATGTGCTGGCACAGTACCGCAACGGTCTAATCCCACTCAGCAAAGAACAAAAGAAAGCTCTAGAAGCCGAACGGGCTAGACTTGCCAAACTAGACGAAGGTACCGCAGCCAACGAAAAATTCAAGAGTGGTGTAATTGCACTAAGACAAAATCTAGAGCAGTTTGGCACACAAATGATCCAGGGCAATGCCCAGGTCGTTCAAGCTATTCAAAGTGGTGCCAGTGGCTTTACCATAGCTGCACAGAGCATGATTGCTTCTATCCAGCTGCAAAATACCGCAGTTCAGACCATGACAGGACTTGCCACCCAGGCCGGTGGCGCTTTGATGAACTTTGGTGGCATAATAGGCAAGGTAGCAGGTGCTGGTATAATTCTGGGTGCCCAGTACATGGGTCTGCAGAGTGCTCTCAAGGCACAGGCCAAGCAGCTACAGATTCAAACTCTCATGGCCGGTGGCGAACAGATTCTCAAAGCCTACCAAGACATGACCGCTGCTGGTGCCAGCTATGTTGGCGGATTACAGCAGGTTCAAAACGCCCTGAAAGGCAGTGACTACACCTTGCAAGATTTCAGTGCCATGGTCAAAGCCAACTCAGAAACTCTTGCCAAAGCCAACATGAGTGTGGGAGATGCTGCTCTCATGTTTGGTCGTGTGGGTGCTATCTTTGATCGAGATGGCAAGAAAATGCGCAAAGAGCTGCTAGCACTGGGCTTCTCATACACCGAGCAAGGTGCGCTCATGGCCGATGTCATGGCAAACATGCGCCGTCAAGATCCAACTGCACAAATGACTGCCAATGATGTGGCTCAACGCACAAGAGAGTATGCGGTACATTTGGCTACCATATCAGACCTCACAGGCAAAAACGCACGGCAACTCATGGAAGAAGGACGCAAGAAAACTGCACAGTTGGCTTTCCAAAACTTCCTAGAAACATTTACTGATCCTAAGATCAGGGCACAAGTAGAAGAAGCAGTAGCTGGTATTGCTGATCCGATCTTGAGACAGAATGTCATGGAACGACTGACCTTTGGTGGTGTGCTAAACAAGACTGGTGCTGTCATAGAGGCAGTCAATCCTGCATTTGAAACATTAAGTGCTGAGTTGGCCGCGGCAGCCCACGCTGGCAAAGGCGCAGGAGATTTTTTCAAGATTCAGGAAAAGCACAGCGCAGCAGTAAACAAAGGATTCCTTAGTCAGAGAGAATTTAACTTGGCTGCGGCTGCACCAGGCAGCAAAATTGAAGCCCTAGGCCATGCGGCAGCAGAGTCAAGAACTTACATCAATCAAATGAGCACTGCGGCTAAAACTTTTGCTGAGAAACTTGCCATTGGCACAGGAACAACTCCTACCACAGGTTTGGCTACACAATTGATTGACATGACTGTGATTGGAAAACAATTAGAAAAAGCCTTGCAGGACGGAGTTATTGCCAGGCTGCACATACTCACGGGACATCTAGGCGATTACAATGCCAAAATCCAGTCCATTCTAGATGCACAAGTGCCCAGTGTGAAAAAGATCATGGAAACGCAATTAAACATGATGAAGGACTTTGCTAGACAATATTGGCAGGAAATCAAAAAGTACGCTGAAGACTATTGGAACAGCCTAGGAACATGGACCAAGGCCGCAATCATTGGCGGTGGCGTAATTGTGGGCCTTATTGGAACTTTCTACATGCTAGGCAAAGCCGCTGCTTTTGCCAAAACGGCTATGGATGGCTTTAGATTTCTCACCGGCAGAGGATTGCCAGGCACTGGTGGCACAGTTGAAAGTGGAAGATCGCGAATCCCAGGGGGCGGGAGACAGCCCCCTGGCCGCAGTGGACCCGGTGGATCGGTACCAACACCAGGCGGGCAGGGCGGTGGGTTTGGTCCTCCAGGAAGATTTGAAAGTTTTCTTTTTAATGTGTTTAGAGCATTGGGCACAGGAGCTGGTGCTCTGATCCAGGGACTCATGAGAGGCCTAGCCTTTGGCATTGGTGCATTTGCCAATCCAAAAATTCTACTAGGCGCTGCCATCATGTCCGGTGCTATTGCAGTGCTGGGAGCAGGCATAGGGGCCGCTTCATGGATTATGGGCAAAGCACTTCCTACACTGGCAGAAGGTCTTGAAAAATTTCAGCGACTGGACGGCGACAGACTGGTCAAAGCCGGCAAAGGTGCAGCAGCGGTGGCTGCGGGAGTGGCAGCATTTACTCTACTAGGCACTGCATCAGTGATATCAAATCTATTCAACAGCATTGTAGGTGGGCTTGGTTCCTTGTTTGGTGTTAAATCGCCATTGGAAAAAATGATGGATTTTGCCAAGGTAGGTCCGGACCTTGAAAAAGGTGGCAAAGGTATGGCATCCTTTATGAACTCAATGAAAAGTCTTGAAAACCTTAATGACAAAAAAATATTGGCAGTTGCTGAGTCGTTGGAAAAAATTAAGGGGGCTCTGACCAAAGGATTCTTTGACTTCTTAAGGTCTGATGTTGATGTCAAAAAATTAGGAGAACTAACAAAAGCGTTACAAGGTATGCAAGGCGGTCTTTCTCCAACAATTACTGCAGATGCTAAAGTTAGCAAAGGACTTGGTTTGTGGAATGGGCTAAGGACGATTGATGGTATGCTCCTGGTAGAGCTAGGACCTAAGTCAATTGATGGCTTAATTAAAAGAACTATCAACCCAGCTATAAAAAACCTTGTTTCACTTGATGCTCCTTCACCTGGTCCCGTAAATCTTGCCTCTACCAATGCAGCAGATGGTGTTGAATCATTGGCCCTTAAGTTGGCTCAATATTTAGACACACAAGGAGGCAACCAGAAAAATCATAACGAAGGGGTTACAGACCTGCTAGGCAAACTGTTGGTTGCCCATAGAGAAAACAATTCAATAACAGCAGATAGTTTAGATCAACAGCGTGTGGCCAATCGTCGTTTGTCGGTCATAGGGGCATGATGAAACCGTTTGATAGCACGCAGTCTAGTTAAATACATACAGATCTGAGAACAACATGACCTGGAAAAAATATTTTAAGAGTTCGAACCTGCCCAGCAACATCAGCGGCAGCATGAGTGTGCTGGCCAATGGCGGCGGCGCAGAGTATGTACCACAGGCTGGCTATCGCAACTGGCAAAGCAACTTGCCCGAACTGTATATTGGCCATCCAAATCGTGTGGAGCGATACAATCAGTACGAACAAATGGACATGGACAGTGAAGTAAATGCAGCACTGGACATTCTCAGCGAATTCAGCACTCAGGCCAATGACGAAAACGGTACCGCATTCTCTTTGGATTTCAAAGAACAGCCCACAGAAAACGAAGTAAAGATCATAAAAGAACAACTGCAACAGTGGATCAGCCTGAATCAGATGAATCGCAGAATATTCAAAATATTCCGCAGTGTGATCAAGTACGGCGACCAGGTGTTTGTGCGAGACCCAGAAACTTTCAAACTGTACTGGGTAGAAATGAGCAAGGTTGTCAAGATTATTGTCAACGAAGCCAAGGGCAAAGAACCTGAACAGTATATTATAAAAGATATCAATCCTAATTTAATGAATCTTACTGTGACAGCGGTGGCTGCCACAGACACATATCTTAATCATCCGCAGGTGGGTGGACCCAGTGGCAGCTATGTGCAACCACAGGCACCCTACACCGGCGGCAGCAGATTTTCTCAAGCGCAAAATGAGTGCGCAGTGAATGCTGAACATGTGCTGCACATGAGTCTGACCGAAGGCCTAGATGTATATTGGCCTTTTGGCAACTCTGTGTTAGAAAATGTGTTCAAGGTATTCAAACAAAAAGAACTACTAGAAGATGCTATTATCATCTATCGTGTGCAGCGAGCACCAGAGCGTAGAGTTTTCAAAATTGATGTAGGTAACATGCCTGCTCACATGGCAATGGCTTTTGTGGAGCGCATCAAGAACGAAGTGCATCAACGCCGTATTCCCACACAAACTGGCGGTGGTACCAACATGATGGATGCCACTTACAATCCGCTGAGTCAAAATGAAGATTACTTTTTTCCTACCACCGCAGACGGTCGCGGAAGCACAGTAGAAACACTGGCAGGAGCCAGTAATCTAGGTGAGATCACAGATCTGCATTTTTTCACCAACAAGTTGTTTAGAGGACTGCGTATTCCCAGCAGCTACTTGCCCACAGGACTGGACGACGGAGCTGCCGGCAGTTTTACAGACGGTAAAGTAGGCACAGCACTGATTCAAGAATGGCGTTTTAATCAGTACTGTTTGCGATTACAGAATACGATTGCTGAATATATAGACAAAGAGTTCAAGCTCTACATGCGATGGCGTGGTATTAATGTAGATGGTCAACTGTTTGAACTCAAATTCAATGAGCCACAAAACTTTGCACAATACAGGCAAGCTGATGTGGACATGGCTCGAATCAACACATTCACACAATTGGAGCAGTTTCCTTACTTCTCCAAGCGTTTCTTAATGAGTCGTTATCTAGGCCTAACAGAACAAGAAATGACAGAAAACGAAACCATGTGGGCTGAAGAACAAGGTGATGTGGAAACAGCGCCTGCTGATCCTGCAGGTTTGCGTAGTGTAGGTGTTACGCCTGGTGGTATTCAAGGCGATCTAGAAGCAGCTGAACCTCCTGCTGAGGGAGATGAAGGAGCCATGGCACCTGATGCATCAGGATTAGGCAGTCCTGTACCCGGAGGCGGTGCACCACAGGCCCCGGCAGCATCCATACCAACTCCGGTATAAATAACCAGGTTTGAGTAAATATACACATGCTAATATACGAGTTTTTTGACAAAGCCATACCTGGGCGCGAGAATCCCGCAGAAGATCATTCAGTACTCAAATTGGATGATTCACGCAAAACACGACTTACTCTAGCACAGATAAATCGTTTGCGTATGATGAATGATGTGAAAAAACTAGAACACGAGCAACAACTCAAACGGGTAAGCAAGCAGTACAAACCGCCAGTGGAAGCAGGTCCAGGCGGAGCAGGTGCTGGTGCAAGCCTGTAGAATGCTGCTAAATTCTTCAAAATACTTCAAAATTTCAGCCAAAGCGGTTAAATCTTAGCCGTTATCTTAAATACTATAACAAGCCATATTACTAAAGGAGTGGTTCTCATGAACAAATATGAACAGCTTATAGAACACATCATCAATGATGACGAAACTAAAGCTCGCGCACTTTTTCACAGCATCGTGGTAGAGCGCAGCCGTGAAATCTATGAATCATTGATGGATACTGAAGAAGGACTAAGCCAGGACGCAGTTGGCGGCTTAGTAGACGAAATCCAAGCAGACGAAACTGGCATGCACGAAGCCGACGACGAAGAAATGCCTGGTGATGATATGAGTGGCGATCCAGCTGGCATGGACGACATGGACGACATGGACCCAATGGGTGGCATGGACGACATGGACGGTGCAGTTGGTGACAGCGATGCTCCAGCTACCAAAGGCGATATCATGGATCTGGAAAGTGCCATCGATGAACTCAAAGCAGAATTTGATCGTTTGATGTCTGATGAAGGCGGCGACGACATGGGCGGCAAAGATGATTTTGGTTCCAGTGACGACGAAGAAGGCGACGAAGAAGGCGACGAAGAAGCAGATGATGAAGAAGGCGACGAAGAAGCAGATGATGAAGACGCTGGAAAAAATCCGTTTGCTGAATCCGAAGACGAAGAAGGTGTTGCTGAAAGCCGTCGTGCAAAAAGCGATGCCGAGCGTATTCGTGAGTATGTAGACAAAGTTGGCGTAGACTGGGACAAAGGCGCATACAAAGGCCCTAAAGGTGAAAATGTAGGCACTGGCGACAAGAGCGAGCGGCAAGGTGAAAAGAACACCAAAAGCCCAGTGGCTGGCAAAAACGACATGGGCGGTACAACAAAAAACATAGTGCAAGGCGGCAGCGAAGCTGATCCAAGCGGTCAACGACCAAATGGCAAAGCCGGCGGCTTTCTAAAGTCACCACAGGAAATTGATGTTGCCAAGCGCAATGTTAACAAGCCAGGTGGTAACAAAGGCGCACAAAATTACTATGACACCAAAGCAAGTGCAAAATCTGGAGAACAGAGTGTAAATTCTAACAGTCCTCTGAATGGTGCACCAAGTCGTGCCAAGTAATATAGAGAAATAAAATGGCTTTGTATCTTAAAGAAAATCTTACTTTTGACGCAGCTAAACTGGAGCTCCTCGCTGAGGATGCTCCGGATGGCAAAAGTAAGAATCTTTATCTCAAAGGTATATGCATTGAAGGCGGAATCAAAAACGAAAACAAGCGCATATACCCTATTCACGAGATTGAAAAAGCAGTTGGGCAAGTCAACGAACAACTCAAACAAGGTAAAAGCGTACTCGGCGAAGTTGATCATCCAGACGATCTAAAAATTAATTTGGATCGTGTGAGTCATATGATTACAGAAATGTACATGGATGGTCATGCTGGTATTGGTAAATTAAAGATTCTACCTACGCCAATGGGTGAGCTGGTAAAAGCCATGCTAACTAGTGGCGTAAAATTAGGAGTGAGCAGTCGTGGCAGCGGTAATGTCAACGAAGGCTCAGGTCATGTGAGTGATTTTGAAATCATCACAGTAGACATTGTAGCACAACCATCTGCACCTCATGCATATCCAAAAGCAATATACGAAGGTCTAATGAACATGCGTCATGGACATCGTGCTTTGGACATGGCAGGTGACGCAGTACATGATCAACGAGTTCAGAAATATCTGAAACAGGCAGTTGTGCGCCTAATCAATGATTTGAAACTATAGGAGATAGGTAATGTTTGATGTTATCAAACCACTGGTTGACTCCGGTATCATCAACGAAGACACCCGTCAAGCCATCGCAGAAGCTTGGGAAACCAAACTGAATGAGGCACGAGAAACAATTCGTGCAGAGCTGCGTGAAGAATTTGCGCAACGCTATGAGCATGATAAGGGTTTAATGGTTGACGCTCTGGACAGTATGGTTACCGAAGCTCTGTCTGAAGAAATTCGCGAATTTGCGGAAGAAAAACAAGCTATGGCGGAAGATCGTGTGAAGTTTCGTACTTCCATGATTGAAAATGTACAAAAGTTCGATCAGTTCATGGTTAGTAAACTAGCTGAAGAATTGAAAGAACTGCGTGTAGATCGCAAACACTATCAAGAGAATATCCAAAAACTTGAAGGTTTTGTGATCAAGGCTCTAGCAGAAGAAATTCAAGAATTTGAACAAGATAAGAGAGCTGTGGTAGAAGCTCGCGTTCGTCTAGTGGCAGAAGCAAAGACCAAGTTGTCTGAGCTGAAATCACAATTCATTCAACGCAGCGCCAGATTGGTCAAAGAGGCTGTGGCCACCAATTTAGACACAGAAATTACACAATTGAAAGAGGATATCCAAATTGCTCGCGAGAATATGTTTGGTCGTCGTCTCTTCGAAGCCTTCGCAAGCGAGTTTGCTGTAACACATCTCAATGAGAATCGTGAAATTGTAAAACTTAAAAACGAAATGGCTGTTACTGAGCAGGCTCTAGCAGAAGCTAAAGTAGTGGCTGCGCAGGCACAAATTCTTGCTGAAAGCAAGGAAAGAGAAGTTAGAATAATCAAAGAATCTGCAGAGCGCAAAGAAATTGTTGCTGGTCTGTTGAAAACTTTGAACAAAGAGAAGGCCGCAGTAATGAGCGAACTTCTTGAGAGTGTGCAAACTGCAAAATTGCAGAATGCATTTGAAAAGTATCTTCCGGCTGTTTTGAACAACACGCCAGTCAAGCCTGCTGCCAAGGTAGCGTTGACGGAAAGTCGTTCAGAAGTTACTGGAGATAAAGCTGCTAAGGTCAGCGCCTCTGATGAAGCCACTAACGTGATTGAAATCAAGCGTTTAGCAGGGCTTAAATAACCCTAAACAGGAGAAGGAAAAGAAATGACAACCGCACTATTAGAGAGCCGTTGGGGCGAAACAAAAGAAGCCCTGTTAGAAGGCCTAAATGGTTCAAAAAGAACCACCATGGGTGTGATCCTTGAGAACACCCGCAAGTACCTGGCAGAAAATGCAACAGCAGGTGCTACTGCTTCCAGCAATGTAGCAACTCTGAACCGCGTGATTCTTCCAGTGATTCGCCGTGTTATGCCTACTGTTATCGCCAACGAAATCGTTGGTGTTCAGCCCATGACCGGTCCAGTGGCACAGATCCACACTCTGCGTGTACGCTACGCCGACACAGTGAGCGCAACAACCGCTTCTGACGGTGCAACAAACGGAGATGAGGCACTGAGCCCATTCAAGATTGCCACTGCGTATTCTGGTAACGCAACAACTTCCAAGGCTACCAACACAGCCACCCTAGAAGGTGTACCAGGTAACAGAATCAACGTGCAAATCTTGAAACAAGTTGTTGAAGCCAAGACTCGTAAGCTCAGCGCACGTTGGACCTTTGAAGCTGCTCAAGACGCACAAGCCATGCATGGCCTGGACGTTGAAGCAGAAATCATGGCTGCTCTTGCACAGGAAATCACAGTTGAAATCGACCAAGAAATCCTGGCAAGCCTGCGTAGTTTGGCTGCTACTGAGTTTACATATGATCAGTCATCTGTAAGCGGTACAGCAACTTTCGTTGGTGATGAGCATGCTGCTCTGGCAGTTCTGATCAACCGTACAGCTAACCTGATCGCTCAGCGTACCCGTCGTGGTGCTGCTAACTGGGCAGTTGTGTCAGCTGAGGCCCTGACAGTGCTGCAAAGCGCAACAACCTCTGCTTTTGCTCGTACCACCGAAGGTACTTTCGAAGCACCAACCAACACCAAGTTTGTTGGTACACTGAACGGCGCAATGCGTGTTTACGTAGACAGCTATGCAAACACCGGTACCGCAGTTCTGATTGGTTACAAGGGTTCAAGCGAGGCTGATGCAGCCGCGTTCTACTGCCCATACGTGCCACTCATGAGCTCTGGTGTTGTGCTGGATCCAGCCACATTCGAACCAGTCGTGGGCTTTATGACTCGCTATGGTTATGTGGAACTCACAAACACAGCAAGCTCTCTGGGCAACGCTGGCGACTACCTGGGCAAGATTGGCATCACTTCAGCCACTCTGTCATTCCAGTAATCGTTACATTTCCTCGGGATGGGAAAGCATTAAAGGGCCGCAAGGCCCTTTTTTGTTGAATAAAAAAATACCTGGGACACTACTGCCCCAGGTATTGAACTAAACAGGATGCTGTCTGACTAGCACCAAGTGTTATTATATAACAGCTACAACAAAGAAGCAAACTTTCTGATAAATATATTTGTTCAACTCATTCATGAGAGTTTTATGCGGCACCCACCGCGTAGGCCTAGAACGCTAACACACAAGGAGAAACAAATGGGACGTCCATTAGGTAAAAAGTTTTTTGGCGGTGACTACAACTATCGTCAAACAGGTGAAGCAGTTGGTGGCGAAGGTGTTGCCAGCGTAACAGTTGGTGGAGTAAACAACTCGTCTGGTTATACCACAGGCGACGCAGTTACATTTGCAGCGCCAGGTATTGCTGGTGGCCAAACAGCAACCGGTACTATTGTGGCCACAGCTGGCGCAATTGTTAGTATCACAATTACCAATGCAGGTTCTGGTTATACATCAGCACCAGCAGTGACCGCAGCCACAGGTACAATTGGTACAACCACACTGACAGCAGTGCTTACTACTGGTGCTGATGCTCGTCGTAACGCTATTGCTCCGCAAGTGCGTATCAGCAGCACAAACCGTACCAGTGGCAATGACATTGTGAAACAAAAAGGCAGCACTCGCTTTGTCTGCACAAGCCAAGATGGCACAGCACTGTGCAAGCTGGTAGCAGCTACACCAGGTGCAGCAGGTGAAATGGCTATTGTAGCTACAGACAGTCAGAACAGCACCTACTGGGTTCGCAGAATCACCAAGAACAAGGTAGAATTGGTGCAAGATACAGATGGTGGCACAGGGTTTGATTTTGAAACTGGCGACACTGCAAAATGGACTCTCACAGGCAGTGCAAGTGCTCCCGTGGCAGGTGGCCATCCAGCAGCATCAACCACTGTGGGTGCTACCACAGCAGACATGGGCACAGTTGTACTAGCCAACGCTTAATTTAGCAAGTAGCAAACTGGAAAGAGGGCATTGCCCTCTTTCCTTATGAGCATAAATAAAGCAAATGGCAGAATCATATGAGTATAGTTAAAAATGTAAGCGGACCATATACAATCAATACCATTGATAAAGACGACCCTATCATTTTGGATAGTAATGTTGTTATTATCAAAGGTAACCTAACGGTGATTGGTAATTCTGCTAGTATCACCAGTAACAATACCAGTATCACAGATAACATTATCACGCTGAACGCAGGGTATGTTGGGGCGACCCCGCTGCCAATTCCAGCTGGTCTAGAAGTAGTGCGTGGCGGGGATATCAGCAATCCTGATGTTTATCTGCGTTGGAATGAAGTCAGCACTAGCTGGCAAATAACCAATAATGGCAGCACCTTTTATAACTTAGTTGCAACAACCACAGGCAACACCAGAGTAGTCGACGACCCAAGTCCACAACTGAGCGGTAATCTTTTTACCAATGGAAATTGGATAACCGACAGCACAGGTGCAATTAAAATGGATCCAGCTACCAATCTACAGATTGATGGCAATGTTGCACTCAAGATGTTTACTTCAGCACCACCGTCGTTGCCAAATTATAATATTTTACATGCAGGTAATGTGGCAGCAGGCGGCACTGGGTTGTATGTTACATCAGCAGAACAAAACATCGTAGGCGAGGAATTGATTAGCAAACGCAAGGCCATTGTCTACTCAATTATATTTTAGGAACACAACATGGCAATACAAAGCACAGTAATCACATCAGGAACACCGCAAAGCATGCTCACCGCTGCTGGGAACATTGCAGTGACCACAGTTTATCTATGCAATCGCACTAGTACCACAGTGATCACAAATGTTTACATTGTTGCCAATGGTATCACAAATTTTGATAATTTAATTTATAGTAATCTTGCTATAGCTGGCAATGACACTTATATTATGGAACAAGAACGATTGATTTTAAGTGTTGGTGATAGCATAAGAGCAAACACTGATTCTCTTTCATATGACTCATTGGTTGCCACAGTAACATTCACGAGTATTTAACATGGGTAGATTTCTAAAAAATACCAAAATTCAGACTGCAGGGTATGGTGCGGTAATGCCATTTGGTTCTACTGCGCTGCGTCCTTCAGCTCCTATCGATGGTGATTTTAGATTCAATCAAGACACAAACAAAGTAGAGGTGTATTATCAAAACGCCTGGAATAGTTTGGCAAAGGTTGGCCAGGTTACTATAGCCAAAGACACATTTACTGGTGACAGTAGCACAACCAACTTTACCATGACACAAAGTTACAGTGCAGGGCAAGAAAATAGAATTATTGCAGTAGTAGGTAATGTGTTTCAAAATCCTGGAGTTGCTTTTACTGTAAACGGTTTCGTAATAACCTTTACATCGCCCCCGCCATTTGGCCAAACTATTATTGTGTTGCATGGATTCGCTAGCACAGATCCAGCATAAGGAGTAGTGCATGGCCATCGGAAGAGTTGCAGGCCCAATGTTGTTGTCGGAGTTAGACCGACAAGGCATAGATCTGAGCTTTACAACCAACAGCGATAAACTGATTGAACTGGATTTTACCAACTTTAGAATCTATGTCAAAGGTGGTACTGTTGGTAATCATGTGTTCAATATCAATGGAAACTTGGTAGCAGGCAATGTTGTGCTTGATGCCGGGGCCTTGATCACCACACAGCAACTCAATCAACCATTGACACTAAGAGCCAATGGTGTTGCCAATGTAACTGTTATAAATGCAAATGTAATTAGTGGTAGTGTAGACGGCACAGTAATTGGCGGACTCAACCCCAGTTTAGGAACTTTTACATATTTGAATGCAAATGTTCTAGGCACTTTTGCAACCGCCAACATAAGCAATTTGAGTGCCAATAGAATTCCGTTTACTAATGGTTCTAATACCTATCTTGAAGACGATGCGCAACTGCTGTACTTTACTAGTAACAACGCTCTAATTGTTTCAAACCTTACAGTATTAGAATCACAAATATTTAATACACTAGATGCTGCAAACATCATTCTTCAAAACGCAAATCCAACCAGCATTACATTTATTGCTGCAAACAACTGGATTAAGACCAACACTAGTTTTAATTATTTTGAATCTAACAATATTGTGCGGGCAGGTAATATTCAATTGGATGGCCCAAACACCAATCAAGTTTTGTTTCTTGATGCAGCAGACAGTCGCAGAATCAAAGGCACGACCTTTTTAACATTTGATGGTACTAACTTGCGTGCCAATGGTGTAACCAGGCTTGGCAATATCAATGTTTTGCAAAATTTGATCACCACGGCTGTTACCAATCAAGATTTAACAATCAGTCCTGACGGCACTGGTTTGGTTTCATTAAATAACAAAAGACTTACCAACCTAAGTGATCCTACTCAGCCCAGCGACGCTGCGACCAAGAGTTATGTTGATGGATTGATTGTTATCAGCACTGCAAGTACCAGAAGCATATTCCAACTAGACACTAAAGTCGAAGTGGCTGACAATGGATCAACTGCTGCCAATATTGTGTTTGTGGTTGATGGCTTTGAAAATGGCAGGATTGAAAATGGCCTAGTAACGCTGCAAGACATAGAAATTTTTGACAACTATGTTACTTCACAAGCAGGTCCGCTGATTCTCCAGCCTGGCTCGGGCGACAGAATTATCCTAGACACAGTGACCAGTGTGAGATTGCCTGTAGGTGACAGTGCCGAGCGTCCAGTGGCGGGTTTTGAACAAACAGGAGATTTCAGATTCAATACAGAATTCCAAACAGTTGAATGGTATAATGGAACAGACTGGAAAAATCCATTGATGGCCACAGTGACCAGTCAAGCGATTGTGCCAGACGGGTCCAGCACTGTTTACACGCTGTCTCAAACCAGTACCACAGAAAGTGTACTGGTTAACTTTAACGGTGTGATTCAACGCCCTAGCACTACCTATGCCGTAGCAGGCAACTTGATTACTTTTACTACAGTTCCACTAACATCAGACATAATTGAAGTAAGATTTCTCAACGGAACCACTGCGCAAGCCACTAATCCTATTGTGGTTGACTCTTCGTATGCCAACATCAGCACATCAGCTACTACAATTGATTCTTGGTACATGAATGAGTACCGTGCAGTGAAATACACCTACACTGCAAAAAGTACTCTGGGCGATGCTTATGAAATAGGCGATGTGAAACTGGTACACGACGGGATAAGTGCCTTTTTTACCAGTAGTTTTGTAAGCAAAAGCGGCAACAGCATGGTGACTTTCAGCACCACAAACAGCCCAATTGGTACCATGAATGTGCGTGTGCAAGGGCTGTACGCTGACACTAGAATCAAATATCACGCAATTTATCTCACAGAATCTGTAACCTGATCAGGGCTCCTAGTTTGGCTAAATAGCTATAACCCATGCCTTAGGAGCATAAGATGGCCGTAACACGGATTAAAAATAACCAAATCACTGACGCTACGATTTTTGCTAATGTTAAAATCGCTCCAGGCACTATCGTAGGCTCATTGTTCAACCCAGATGTAACAATCAATTCTAATATTGCTATTGTTGGAAATTTCACGGTTTCTGGCAATACAAACACCATTAACAGCACTAACACACTAGTAAATGATCCATTGGTGATCTTTAACAATGGATACATTGGTACACCTGCTTATGACATAGGTATTTTAGTAGATCGTAATCTACAACCTATCAGTCCAACAAACTATGGCGCATTAAATACGGCCTGGGTCTGGCGCGAAGAAGATGGAAGTTTTGAGGGCATTTTAACCACAGAAACTGGAACCACTCGTGGTTCTATAAATCGCAGTGCCTACGCCAATCTTATAATTGGCAATACTACCATCCGCAGTACTGGAACAGACTCTAGCGTGGTAGAAGCAGTTGACACAGCTACAGGCGCACTGCAAGTAAAAGGCGGTGCTAGCTTCACTCAGAATATTCAAGTGGGCAGCACTGGCAGTTTCTTTGGTGCCAACACAGGTGCAGTAGCAATTGCAAGCAATTTAGGCATAGTTACTATTTCGCAACAGACCAGTACCCGTCCTGGATTGATGATCACAGACACCAGTAATAATGGTGCATTAACATTGACCACTGGTGTGTTTGGTGCAAGTCTACAAACTTATGGCGGCACCAACAACGACATCTATATTCAGGCGAACAACCAACCAAGTTTGATTGTGCAAGGTGCCAATGGTGCAGTCATTGGCACAGCAGAAATTAACAGTACCAATGCCAATGTAGGCGCAATAATTGTACGGGGCAGCGGAGGAATTGGCATTGGCGGCAACTTAAACACCGGAACCAGTGCAGGGTTTGAAAGTCAGAATATTGTTGTGCAAAGTAACAAACAGAATGATGTATTGATTGGAAAAAATCAGCGCAAGCAAGGATCATCTGCAAATGTAACTGCACTTGGTGCTGCACAAGGTATTACCAGCATTGGAACAAATTCTACCTTGATTGGTATGGGTGCAGGGTCAAATGAACCAGGTGCAAACTCAACTTTAATAGGTAAAGGGTCCGGAAACATTACTACCGGCTCTGATAATCAATTTTTTGGCTACAATACTGGTAGCCTGGTAACCACCGGCAGTAGAAATCTTATTCTTGGTGCGCATGATGGTAACACCATTGCCACGCTGAACAATCATAGTATTATCAGTGATGGAGAAGGCAATCCAAGAATTAACATTGACAACACAGGCAATGTTTGGATAGTTTCGACCAACGACAGTACCAGTACCACAACAGGTGCTCTGACAGTAAATGGCGGTGTTGGTATTCGTGGTAATTTGAATATTGGTGCCAACAGTATTAGTATCAATTCGTTGGTATGGGGCGGTAACGCAGATTCAGGTAGTGAAAAATTATACGCAGGCTATGCAGCATTTACAGAAGCCATTAGTGCAAACAGTGTTGTCATTGGTATCCGTGCTGGTAATCAAGGCACAGGTATTAGAAATACCATTGTTGGTGACAACGCTGGTAGATCTGGTCCAGGAGATAATTCTACTCTGTATGGTCACTGGGCAGGACGCAGCCTAACTGGTACCAACGGAACCATGATTGGCCAAGACGCTGGTAGAATGAACACCAGTGGCAACAACAATCAGTTCTTTGGCTACACAGCTGGCCGTGAAGTTACAACTGGTAACAACAATGTAATTCTTGGTGCAAATACTGGTAGCACAATTGCAACACTAGACAACAGAATTATTATTGCCGACGGTCAAGGTATTAGTAGAATCAATATCACAAACACCGGATCTACTGAAATCACCAGCACAGTTGAATCAGACTCAATTGGCACAGGCGCACTGATTGTAGATGGTGGTTTGAGTGTGCAAAAAAATGCTCGCATTGGTGGCAACTTAATCGTCACTGGCGAACTAAATGTAATTGGCAACATCACAACCATTGACAGCAACTTCTTGACCTTGGTTGACCCAATCATTGAATTGGGTACCAGTGCCAATGCAGATGTGCTGACAACCAACGATGGCAAAGACCGTGGCTTGGCCATGCACTATTATCTTGGTGCAGACCGCGAAGCATTCTTGGGATTTCAAAACAGCACAGGCAATTTAGTATATCTAAACGGTGCAATTGAAAGCGGTGCAAATGTTTACTCTGGCAGTTACGGCAGTGTTCACTTTGGTCAATTGCGATTAAGCAACACAACACCAAGCAGCAGCCAGACTACTGGTGCGCTTTGGGTGCAGGGCGGCGTAGGCATTCAAGGTCGGTTAACTGCTAATAATGCTGTGGTTGACAACAATTTAACTGCCAGCGGAACAGATGCGATTATAACATTTGCACCTACTGCCAATGGATATGTAACAATCAATCCTCAGACTACTGGTACAATTGATAACATGATCATTGGTGGCAGCACTCCTGTACCTGCTACAGTGACTAATCTTGTAGTAACAAGCACTTTGACCATCCTGGGCAGTGGTGGTGGTAACATTTCGCCTTCTGGCAATTTGATATTGAATCCTGGTGCTCCGGGCGACATGAACAATATCTATATTGGCAACATCACTCCTCGCCAGGCAGCGTTTACCGCAGCCAACATTGGTCAAGACCTGGTAATGAAGGCATTCAGCAGTAACAGTGTGTTATTCATTAGCCCAAGCGGTAACTTGTCAGTTGATCAAAGAAATTCGCAATTCAATTTCCAGAGACAAACCGGTAATACATTTAGCTCGGTGGGTTTGCATGTAGGCACTGACGGAGACTTTGGCGGATCAGACACACTGAATATCTACTATCAAGGCGACAGCTATGTGCCCCATAGTGCTGTATCCGCAAATGTACTTGGACAATTACCAGGCTGGAGTGTAAGCACCAGTCGCGGCAGTACGCACAGTCCAAGCAATTCAGTTGATGGAGATCCTGTTGGCACTTTTGGTGCCTATGCCTACACCGGCAACATAGGCAATTGGCAAGAAATTTCTGGTATCCGTACCGTGGTTCAAGGCGCTACAAATGCACCGAACGGCATTGGTGGCGAACTACAAATCTGGACCAAGCGCGACGACAGTGATCACACACTGGCAGTTCGTGTGGACAACAATCAAAAAACAACATTCACCGGTCAGGTAGCAATCGCTAACAGTACAATAAGCACAACTACTTCAAGTGGTGCATTGTATGTGCAAGGCGGCACAGCTATTGGGGGCAATCTAAATGTGAGTCAAGGCGCTCGCATCAACGATCAGCAGAATCACAATAGAGATTTTGTAGCACGTGGCGGCAACGACTCAACCTTAATATGGGCCAGCACAGCATCTGGGTACAATCAAGTGCTGATCGGCAACAGTGCTGTGTCAGCCAACCTGGTAACAGGTGCTAAACTACAGATCAATAGTACAGATAGTTTGTTATTGCCTAAAGGTACTGAAGCACAACGTCCGGGGGTTGTGGGCTACGGTAGTCCATCCACTGGCATGATTCGTTTCAACACCATAGCCAATGACCTTGAATATTGGGATGGTGCCAAATGGTTCCAACCACAGGCCGCCCTTACTTCAACCATTGTGGCTGACACCTTTTCTGGCGACGGACTGACTACACAATACACTCTCAGCAGATTGGCCACCACAGCTGGTACATTCATTGCCATCAACGGTACTTTACAGCAGCCTGTGGCTGCCTACAGTATTTCGGGCAATGTGGTCACATTCACAGAAGCACCTGCGCCTGGCGATGTTATCAGCGCCAGGCATATTGCAGTGTCTACTACAACTGGATTTTCTTCTGCTACGGGATTAGTTACCTTACAAACACTTGAAGAAGGTGTACTAATAACAGGTGCAAATGGGACTGCCAGTGCTAACAGTGTGCTGTTCAAAAGTGATCACACTGTGGGCTGGCGAGGCACTACAGAAATCACAGTAAACACAACTCCAGTACTGATTCATACATTCCAGGCTGATAGATATCGCAGTGCCAAATACATGGTTCAAGTACAAAACGCCACAAGGGCTGCACATGAAGTGAGCGAAGTTTTGATCATCCACAATGACACAACTGCCTATAGAACTCAATACAACATGATCAGCACCTTGGCAAATGCTGCACCGTTAGGCAATGTGAGTGTGGCTCTCAGCAGCGGAAATGTTAATTTGTATTACACAGGCAACAGCACAGATAATAAGGTCAAGGTAAAAGCTGATATGTTGAGCAAATACCAGGAATGGGAATCCTACTGATCCAACATTCATAAATAACATATAGGAACAAATGTATTATGGCTAACAGCAAATTTGTAATTGATACAGGAATCGTTTGCGGTCCGATTACCATGTTTGCTTCCAACGGCGACATTCGTACCAGCGGGAACATTATTTATGCCAATTCTGGCCCTGACAATATCATCACTACACCTGGCGCTGGATCAGGGTTTACCAATTCTACCACGCTGTATTATCCCGCAGCAGACTATGCTGTGACACAAGTCACTATAGATGGTAATGTGACCACCTTCACTGAATCTTCAGGTCCTGAGACAATTACACCTGTACAAGATGCTTTTGGTGCAGTGCTGCAAGAAAGTTCCAACACAGCCTATGATGTCTATGATTGCATGGAGCCATCTGGCTACCTGGAAACCACAGATCTGGGTGAGTTAACATAAATACCAATAAATACACTATTAGGAGCCGGTTAAGATATGCCAACACAAGTACAGTTCCGTAGAGGAACAACGACCCAAAACAACAACTTTACAGGTGCGGTGGGCGAAATCACGGTAGATACACAGTTGGATGTGTTGCGTGTTCACGACGGCTCCACAGCAGGCGGCTTTGCGCTAGTTGGAGCCACTGCTACTCAAACCCTTACAAACAAAACACTGACAAGCCCAACAATTAACAGTGCCACTTTGAACAACTCTGTGTTCACCGGCTCTTCCAATTTTTCTGGAGTAGGCACGTTTGATGGAGTCACGTTGGCCAATGTTAATTTGGCTACCCAAACATTCCAAGGCAACTCAATCATGCCAAAAAGCTACATTGATTCCATTGGAATAGTGTTCGGTGTATAAATAAAAGAAGCATATTAACCATATAAGGTAGACCAAAATGGCAAGAAAAGCGATACAATATTACATCTTTACTCCAGGCGCAGGCGGAGCTGGTACAGTGAAGATTGCTGATAATTATCAGTTAAAAGACATTCTAATGATCACTAATGTGACCACAAACACAGTGATCTACAATTTCAGCGATTCAACTCGTGGCGGAACCATCAGCTATTCATCCACAGACACCACAACCATTCCTGGAGTCCAGAATGGCGTGACCACTCTTACACTGGATCTAGACACCAGTGCAATGAGTGCCAATGACAAGCTCCAGATTTTTGTGGAAACTGTCGAGCTGCGTGTGCGTACTCATGATTTTGGTATTGATGCTGTAGAGCGTCAGCGTGTGGCACTGCCAGAATCCTTGATCGACGCTGACTTTGAATATGGTTTGCAGCAGACCAAATGGGCCAGCTTTACCGCAGGTTTCCAAACTTCCATGACTTATGAAGTGCCTGGTACAGATGTCCAGGCCAACGTTCATGGTTATGCTACCCTGATGACAGCAGGTTCAAACGGTAACATTACCCAGACGGGCGCAGGCGGAACCTCTTTCAAGACGCTGAACCAGGGTTTCACCCCTCCTGTGACGACCACCAACTTCCCATTAGGCTTTGCAGTCAGTTACCAAGGCAACACAGGTCCCAGCCACAACTTTAACGATTACAAGATCATTATCAATCAGCCATTGGGTACCAGTGCTCCACGTGGTACCACCTGGGTGGCCAACTCGGCCGTTACTGGGGGTGCCCGCAACGTGACATTGGCCAACGGTGGTCCTGCACAGAAAACATTCACAGTGCTGAGCACTCAATACTGGAATGCAGGCGATATTGGTGTTATTGTTACTCTTCCTGACAGCGACGTGGCTACTGTAGCTACCACCGCAGTCACATCCGGTGCCAGTGCTTTAGCCACCAACGTGGCTCTCGCAGCACCACAGGCAGTGGTCTTGGCTGTTGAAACTGCCATTGGTGGCACTTTTGAGCTGGTAGGCGTCAACGCCGGCGGCGGCACCGCTGCGCTAGGAATCACACGACAACTGTTGGGAACCAACAGCGACTCAGTGCAGACTTTGCCAATTGGTGCCAGGATCAAATCAATCACTTCTAACGTGGCCGCTGGTTTTGCTGCCAACATCGAACTGTTCCGTTGTGACCAGGTTGATACTACCAACAGTACACTCACAATAACTCGTGGCTGGATGAACACCAACGCCAGCCCAATCATCAACCCAGGTTCGATTATCGCCAAGGTCAACATGGCCAGCGAACTCAGCACTGGATTGGGCGGCAATTCCAATATTGAAATCGTGCGTCCTACCACAGTCGCAGTGGTCACAGACGGTGCGTTCACCGTGGTACGTAGTGCTCTTGGTACACAAGCTATAAGTGCTGCACCAGCTGGGTCGCTGTGCATCACAGCAGCAGGTGTGTTTGTAGCAGGTAACGTCAACGTGCCAGTGATTGGTATCAATGCCAACGCACACGGTGTTCCATCATCAGTTAACGGCGCCAGCCCGTTTGGGCAAAGTGCAGCAGTAGCCGGTGTGGCTAACATTGCTAACGCTTTTGTGTCTACCTTGGGCTTGAATAACGCCAACGTTGAAGGTATCTACTTTAACACTATCAACGATGTAAACTACATGGCGTATTATCCAAAATACTCTCCTAACAGAGACGTCGGGTACATGCTGAGCTCACCGGTTGTTTCTAATGATATCGTTGTTCGCAAAGGCGGAATGTATTCAGGTGCCAATATCCAGTACGCCAGCATCGTGTCAAACGTGGGAACACCTAGCACCATGACCGTGACCACTGTGCAACCGCATGGCCTGTACCCAGGTATGATTATACAAACTCAACTGTTTGGTGCACAAAATGCCAATACTCATGCATCGGGTATTTTTGTTGTTAACAGTGTTCCGACCAGCAATCAGTTCACTTTTGTAACTAAGCCGGGTGCTATCGTGGCCAACGCACTGGCCACTGTGGCAGCAATTGGACAGCAGAGTCAGATCAATGGTAACATTACCCTGTTTCCAACCAGCTTGGTACGTCACCGTCCAGTTGATGGTGGAACCAACATTGGTGTAAACGCTCCAGCATTTGGTTTTGAAGTGGCTCGCCAGACCAAGAAATACTTCCGCTACCAAAGCGGCAAGGGCATGATGTTTACCACAGGTATCAGCATGTGCCCAACGTTTACTGTCACCAATGTGGTAGCGTCAGGTACCAGCGTGGCCAGCACAATTACTATCCTTACAGAACTCGAGCATGGATTGCAGATAGGCGCCAATATCTCCTTGTTTGGTATCACTACCAGCGGGTACAACGATCATTATCTGGTAAATTCTATCGTTAGCCCAACAAACTTCACTGTGCTGGCTAAAAATATCCTAGGAGCCACAACACCAACGTACGGAACATTCCCCAAGTTCAGCGTAGTAAATTGGCACGGTGCAAGAATCCGCGTGGGCATGTTTGATGACCAAAACGGCGTGTTCTGGGAACATGACGGTATCAAAATCAAAGTTGGTCGACGCAGCGCCACCCGTGAAGTGCTTGGTCGAGTAAACGTGGGTATCAATCAACACCTGGTAGCAGGCGACAGATTTACTAGATTTGTTGACCAGCTGGATGTGGGTGATCAGATTGTTATTCGCGGACAAAATCACACTGTGAGTCGTGTTGTTGGGCAAAGTGAAATGTACATTACACCAACATATCGCGGATCAATAAACGCAGCCGAAGCAAGAATGAGCGTGATTGACACACTACTTGTTCCTCAGGAGCAATTCAATCTTGACAAACTGGATGGCACCGGTCCATCAGGTTATGTGCTAGACAAGACCAAGATGCAGATGGTTGCTATCCAGTACACCTGGTATGGTGCCGGCTTCATTGACTGGGGTCTCCGTACCACAGATGGTAAAATGATCTGGGCACATCGTATCAAGAACAACAACGTGAATGACGAAGCGTTCATGCGCTCAGGTAACTTGCCAGCTAGATACATGAGTTCCAACAGAACCAATGCACACTCAAGATTGGCACTGCCACTGGTTGCTGCCGAAACAGGCAATATTTCACTGCAAAGCATCACAGACTTCCCAGTTGCTAGTGCTGGCATTCCAGTCACTGTGGTGGTAGGCGATGAGCTGATCACTTACACAGCAGGTCCATTTGCAGCCAACGGCAACGTTTGTACACTCACACGCAGTGCTGTAATATCAAACTACAATCTTGGTCAAGTTCGTTCCATGAGCATGGGTTTGAATCCACAGGGTTCTGGTGTGTCACACAGTGCTGATGCCACATGTAGATTGTTCAGTATCACTGCCAGCCCAGACCTCAATCACTGGGGTTCGGCGGTCATCCTAGACGGACGCTTTGACGTTGATCGTTCGTATCAGTTTACCTATAACCTAGCTAACCTCAACGTGTTGGGCACACAGGTTCAAACACTGTTCATGATGAGACTGGCTCCTGCGATTACTAACGCTGTCACAGGCGAACTGGGCAGCAAGGACTTGATCAACCGCGCTCAGTTGCTGTTGCAGAACTTGTTCGTTAACATCGCAGATACTGCTGCTACCTTGAAGCCACGTTTCTTGTTGCAAGCGGTGTTGAATCCAACCAACATTATCAGTGCTAACTGGCAGCCGTTGAATGTACGTTTCAACCAACCAGGCGGCACGCTACAAACAGGTGGTTTCAACCAGCCTAGCTTTACACAGTTCGTTGCAAACGTGTATCCAGCTGGTGACAAGCCAACCAATCTGTGGGGTGTGAACTCGGTAGTGTTTGATTTGAGCCCAAGAGGACATCACAACATTCTGCCATATGCACAAGGCGGCGAGCAGTTGTTCTCGATTCCAGTAAGTGCTACTAACTCTGGATTTATCGATCTGCGCAACGTTAAGGAAATTGGTGGTGCAGTTCTTCCAGGAACTGGCTTCTATCCAAACGGTAACGAGATAGTGGCGTTCAACATTGTACCTGCTCAAGGATCACAAGCGAACGTTGACATTCAAATTACATACATCGAATCTCAAGCGTAATCCGCAGCAGAGGAGACAGAAAAAGGGCCGCAAGGCCCTTTTTCTTTATGTACTTTTCTTTTGGATCATGTCTCCATAAATAGTATAAATTGAGACAGTTCTGCCATGGCATTAACCAGACCTAAATACAGTCAGATACCTGATACCGACTTTAAGCAAAGCGTAAGAGTCGCTACTACCGCGGACATCGGCAATGTCATGTTGGCGCAGATGCCCAATACTGTAGACGGCATCGTCTTAAACTTTTATGATCGCGTGTTGGTACGTGCTCAGGCCAACGCAGCACAAAATGGTATCTATCAAGTCATTGCAGTAGGCACTGGCAGCAACGGTATTTGGGAAAGAACCAAAGATGCCAATGCAGGTTCAGCCGAAGGTAAAATTACCCCTGCAATTATTACTCTGGTTGAAGAAGGCACAGTCAACACCGGACGTACCTTTAGACTTACCACCACAGGTAATATTGATCTTGGCACCACAAATCTAAGTTTTGGTGTGAGCACAGCTGAGCCGGCTGGTAGTACAGGGCAGCTACAGTTTGCCAACGTCAACAATCAGCTGGGCGGCATTTCAACTTCCAGCTTTAATTATGTTACTGGAAACCTAACTTTTGCCAGCGGCAATATATTTGTCCCTAATCTATTCGCCACCACAACCATAACCGCTGCCACGCTGTTCCAAAACGGCAAACGAGTTCCCCAGATAGTCAGTTCCCCAACTCCACCAGCAGATCCTGCTGAAGGTGATCAGTGGTATCAAGTTGGCACAGACATACTGTATGAATGGATCGATAGCGGAGGTACCACCTATTGGGTGGACGTTACCGGCGCCACTATTGCCAATGTCAATCCAATCACATCAACCACAGTTGGCACCTTAGTTGTTAACAGTGGCACAGACAGCACCAGTGCCAACACAGGTGCGCTGCAAATTGTGGGTGGCGTTGGCATCAGCGGCAATATCTATGTTGGTGGACAAATCCTCACATCTAGCGGAGTAGGCATTGGTGGCAATCTTAGTATTACTTCTACTGCTCCAAGCACAAGCGAAACAACAGGTGCATTGGTCATTCCAACACCAGGCGGACTAGGCATTGGTGGCAACATCTGGGCTGGCGGTGCCATAGTTGCCAACAGCAGAATCGCAGCCACATCAAGCAGCACAGGTGCTATTGTTGTACCTGGCGCAGGAGGTATTGGTGCGGGCGGCAACATCTGGGCTGGCCAAAATATCAGTGCTGTAGGCAACATCACCGGTGGCAGTATCCGTCAGAGTATAAGTTCTAATGCACCACTGAATCCTGTGGTAGGTGACCAATGGTATCAGCTGGGTACTGATGTTTTGTACCAGTATGTAAGCGATGGTACCAACTCTTATTGGGTTGATATTACCGGTGCCACAGTGGCCAATATCACGGCCTACAATCAACAAAGTTTGAATGACATTGCGATTGTGAGTGGTACACCAAGCACCAGTGCAGCCAGCGGCGCACTGCAAGTTTCTGGCGGAGTAGGCATCCAAGGCAACCTGTACCTGCAGGGTAATTTGAATGTGGCTGGCGGTAATATTGTTGCCAACCAAAATATTACCAGCACCAGTACCACTACAGGCAGCATGGTTGTCACCGGGCAAGGCGGCCTAGGCGTAGGTGGCAACATCAACATTGGTGGCAATCTCAGCGTTTTGCAAACAGCATCATTCGCTCAAAATGTGCAGATTGCTGCTAACCTAACCACTGGTGGCACTTATTTTTCTGCTGCTGGACTAACAGTTGACCAAGGAAATGTCTCAGCTACCGGCAGTTATTTTTCGTTAAACGGATTAACAGTCACCAATGGCAATATCACAACCACAGGTAACACCGCTATTGTGGGCGGATTGACCATTACTGATGGCGGTATCAGTAGTTTAAGCAGTCTGGCCGTGATTGGAGCAGGCACCATTGGCGGCAATTTGGATGTGACTGGTAGAGTCACAGGTGGCGGCATACGCAAAACATCCAGTGCCACTGCACCAGTCAACCCTATTGTGGGGGATGTTTGGTACAAAACGGACACAGATGTTTACTACCAATACATCAATGATGGAGCAAGCAATTTCTGGATAGACATAGCTGGTGCTACGGTCAGCAATGCCACACCCAATCAGCCACAAAGTTTACAAGATTTGACCATTGTCAGCGGTACAGCTAGCACAAACACCACAACAGGGGCATTGGTTGTCACTGGTGGGGTAGGTGTAAGCGGTAATATAAATGCAGGCAATGTCACAGCAAATAACATCACAGCAAATAACATCACAGCAGACTTGTTTACCTATGCCAATGGTGTTAGCATACTTGCCGGCAACGAAGGTACTTTTTCTAACACCAATGTCACAGCGTATCTCGCAGCAAATTCTATTTCTTTTGCTGGTGGCAACATTGTTTCATCAGCGCAGTTTTTTAGCACAAACAATTTTAACATTACCAATGGCAATATTGTCAGCACCGGAACTCTAGCTGTCATAGGCGGGTTGACTATAGAAAACGGTGCTATTGGTAACTTGGCCGGTTTGACGGTGATCGGCAACGGTACCATATCAGGCAATTTAGCTGTGAGTGGTAATGTTACTGGTGGCGGTATTAGAAAAACAACCAGTACCACAGCACCAGTCAACCCTGTGGTGGGTGACTTGTGGTATAAGAGTGACACCGATGTTCTTTACCAATACATCAATGATGGTACAAGCAACTTCTGGGTAGACTATGTAGGCGCAACTGTAAGCAATGCTTCGCCAACATCTCCGCAAAGTTTACAAGACTTGGCTATCGTAAGTGGAACACCAAGCACCACCACTACTACCGGTGCGCTAACTGTTACTGGTGGAGCAGGCATCAGCGGTAATATCAATGCAGGCAATGTTTCTGCAGGCACAGTAAGTGGTAGTTTGTTTACTTTTGCCAATGGCGTAAACATACTAGCTGGTAATGAAGGTACCTATTCGAATGCGAATGTTACCGCATATCTAGTCAGCTCAGATGTGGCCATTGGTGGTAATCTTTCTGCAGGTGGAACTTACTTTGCAGCTGGCGGGTTATCTGCACTTGGCGGCATACTCACAGTTGGCAATGTCCTGAGTTCGGGCAGCAAGGCCATTGTGGGCGGCCTCACAATTGAAAACGGTGGTTTTGGTAACATTGCCAGTCTGACTGTGGTTGGTGCTGCAAATATTGGTGGGGACCTTGCAGTAACAGGTAACATAACCGGCGGCGGCCTAAGAAAAACCGCCAGCGCAACTGCACCAGCGTATCCGGTACCTGGCGACGTATGGTATAAAACTGATACCGATGTCTACTATACCTATGTAAATGACGGAACCAGTAGTTATTGGATCGACTATGTAGGTGCCACAGTTAGTAATGCTGCTGTGCAAAACAGCATAAATTATGATTTCCGTATTGCCAGTGGAACCGAAAGCTACGATAGTGACACTGGTGCGGTCACTGTGGTAGGAGGCATAGGCGCCACAGGCAATATTTTTATAGGCGGACTAATCAACGCCAATGGCAACATTGTTGCCAACAGCAGAGTAGCAAGCACCAATGCCACTACTGGTGCTTTGGTTATAGCCGGCCTAGGCGGACTTGGAGTCGGCGGCACACTGTTCACAGGTCAAGGTGCCAATATTGGTACCACGCTAAATGTAGGTACCAGTGCTATTGTTGGTACCAGTCTAAATGTCGGAGCCACAGCCAATGTGGTAGGCAACTTCAACACTCTGGGCAACATCAGTGCTCAAGGCCGAGTTGACATAACTGGTAATCTTGATGTAGTGGGCAGAGTTACAGGTGGTGGCATCCGTAAAACCACTAGCGTATCAGCACCGGCCAGTCCTGTGGTCGGTGATTTATGGTACAAGACCGACACAGATGTTCTTTATCAGTACGTGCATGACGGCACCAGCAACTACTGGGTTGATTATGTAGGTGCGACAGTCAGCAATGCCAGCATAGAAACAGGTTTACTTACTGATTTAGAAATAGTAACTGGCACCGCAAGCACCAACGATCAAAGTGGTGCACTGCGTGTGGTAGGCGGCGCAGGCATCACAGGAAATATTTTTGCCGGCGGATTGATATCAGCCAATGGTAACATTGTTGCCAACAGTCAAACTGCCAGTTCAAGCACAACAACAGGTGCACTGGTTATTACTGGTAGCGGTGGCATTGGTATAGGTGGTGCCGCATGGATAGGCACCAGTGCCAATATTGGTACAACATTAAATGTTGGCACCAGCGGCATTATTGGTACCAGTTTGAGCGTGGGCGGCAACATTGTAGGTGCAAGTAACTTTGCTCTAACTGGACGAGCTGATATATCAGGAGATGTTGCTATCACAGGCAATGTAACTGGCGGCGGCATCCGTAAAACAACAAGTTTGAGTGCCCCAGTCAACCCTGTGGTCGGCGACCTTTGGTACAAAACAGACACAGATGTACTATACCAATACATCAATGATGGCACAAACAGCTATTGGATTGACTTTGTTGGTGCGACTGTAAGCAATGCCGCAGTTGACAACAGTACCAATGCAGATTTTACAATTACCAGCGGCACTCCAGGTACAGACACTGAAACTGGTGCCTTAAGAGTTGCAGGCGGATTTGGCATCACCGGCAACATCTATGCTGGGGGCATTATTAGTGCGTCTGGTAATTTGGTAGCAAATGCAACCACAGCAAGTGGCAATACCAGCACTGGTGCTTTGGTTGTGCGTGGTGGTGCGGGCATTGCAGGTGCTACCTATATTGGCGGATTGCTCAATGTTGCTCAAACTCTCGCAGTTACTGGCAATATATCTGGTGCAAATCTTTTGGCTGGGCAAGGTAACTTTTCTAGCAATATATATGCTGCCAGTGCTTTATTATCAGGCAGAATAGACATTATTGGGTCGGCCACTGTGGGCGGCGACCTAGCAGTAACAGGCAATGTTTCTGGTGGTGGACTAAGAAAAACTGCCAGTACCACAGCACCTGTAAATCCAGTACCAGGCGATGTTTGGTACAAAACAGATACAGATGTGTACTATACCTATGTCAATGATGGATCAAATACCTATTGGATTGATTTTGTCAGCGCCACAGTGAGTAACGCAGCAGTTGACAACAGCACCAACAATGATTTCACAATTGCCAGCGGCACAGAAAGCACCAGTGTCAATACCGGTGCGCTACGTGTGGTAGGGGGTGTAGGTGTTACAGGTAACCTAAATGCAGGTAATCTAGCAGTGACCACAGTGTCCGCTGGCACATTTACCTATGCTAATGGAGTCAACATTCTTGCTGGCAATGAAGGCACATACTCAAATGCCAATGTTGCAGCCTATATCGCAGCATCATCAATTACAGTTGGTGGTAACGTATCTGCGGGTGGATCATATTTCTCAGCTGGAGGTTTCACTGCACTCTCTGGTGCTATATCTGCTGCCACACTAGATCTCTCAGGCAACATCAACAGTGCAGGTACTCGCGCAGTTGTGGGCGGGCTCACAATTGAAAATGGAGCATTTGGCAACCTGGCCAGTTTGAGTGTGATAGGGTCAGCAGTAATTGGCGGCGACGTGACAATCACAGGAAACGTGACCGGTGGTGGTATTCGTAAAACCACAAGTGTGTCTGCACCTGTTAATCCAGTGATAGGAGATTTATGGTACAAGAATGACACTGACGTCTTGTATCAGTATGTAAATGATGGAACTAGCAACTACTGGGTTGACTTTGTCAGTGCCACAGTAAGCAATGCAGCAGTGAGCTTGGGCACCAGTAGCGACTTCACAGTGGCCAGTGCAACCGCAGCGGTAGATTACAACACAGGTGCGTTACGTGTAGTTGGTGGTGTTGGAGTAACTGGAAATATTTTTGCTGGAAACAACATTAGTGCAGGAGAAATGTTGTCTGCTGTTACCGGTGCATTTGTTGGCAATCTAACAGCAGGCAATATCAGTACTGGCCAGGTTACAGCCACTGGTTCAATTGCAGCATTGAGTATGACTGCAGGCGGATTGTCTGTGTCATCCAACAGCATGAACATTCCAGGAATTTTCTCAGTCAATTCTAGCGGCAATTTGACTGCGTCCGGTCAGTATTTTTCTGCCGGCGGCTTGAGTGCAATAGCTGGTAATCTTACTATTGGCAACTTGATTGGCTCTGGATTTAGCATACAAGCTGGCAACATTGTAGCGTCAGGTACCACTGCTACCATAGGCGGGTTAACCATAGCCAACGGCGGGTTTGGCAACCTGGCTAGTTTGGATGTGATTGGTGCAACCACCGTGGGAGGAAACCTGGCAGTTACAGGCAACATCACAGGCGGCGGACTAAGAAAATATGCTCAGGCCAGTGCACCTGCTGTGCCAGTATTAGGTGATATTTGGTACAAAACGGATACAGATGTTGTTTACGAATACATCAATGATGGCACAAACAATTATTGGGTGGACCTAACCAGTGCAAGTGTTGCAAATGTCACTGCCTCGTACGACAATCTAGGTGATTTGAATGTGGTAGGGAATGTTGCTGTGACAGGAAATGTTACTGTAACAGGTGCATTTAGATTTGCCAACGGCGTTCCATATATTACTACTACATTGGCAAACACAACCAATGTTGTGGCAAATCTTGCCAATGGTTTCAATGTGGGATTAGACTTGACTCCAACTGGCGTGGTAGCAGGCAACTACGGCAGTGCCACAAGTGTGCCTACTGTTGTGGTTGATAATTATGGTAGGATAACCAGTATCACAAGCAATGCCGTTAGTACCACATTTGGGCTACAAGGCAATACTGGAACAGGTTCAGTCACAGGTGGCAATACCATCGTTGTGGTAGGTGTACCCAATCAAATTCAAACCACTGTCAGCGGAAACACTGTGACCATTGGATTTACACCTAACATAACTTTTACAGATTTTTCTGTAGGAGGCACGTTAACTGTCGCAGGCAACATTGTCTATGGTGAAAACGGACTTAGGACCACTACCAGCGCAACTCCGCCGGGTGATCCCACCCCAGGAGACATGTGGTATCAATCAGGCACAGACATATTGTATCGCTACATAAATGATGGTACCGGCGAATATTGGGTAGATTTTTTCAGTACACCCTTGAGAGCCATATTACCAGAAGCAGATATAGGTGGCGGCGATGGAGAGGTACAATACAACGATACAGGCACTTTTGGAGCCAATGCTAATTTCAGCTATGATCAAGTGACCGGGCAGCTTAAAGTACCTAGATTCCGTATAACGCAATCACAGAGCCCTGTTAGCCCATATAGCCCAGGACACACAGGCGAAATTACTTGGGATGGCAGCTGGTTATACGTTTGCGTGGCACCAAACACCTGGCTCAGAGCTGGTTTATATACATGGTAATTTGAGCTCAAGCATAAATACTTTGAGCAATTAAAAGGCAAGAAAAATGGCATTTCCATCATCCCCTACTAATGGACAGCAAGCTACAGTAAACAACATACTGTATACCTATAATGCTACCTACGGAACTTGGACACGCCAGGCCACCCAAATCAGCAATGTAACAATTGCAGGTGCCAGCAGCTTGAGCCCAACCACCGGTGCTTTGGTTGTCACCGGTGGTGCAGGAGTTGTTGGACGTTTGAACATTGGCGGGCTAGTCAGTGCGTTAAGCGATATGTATGTTATTGGTAACTTGTATGTGGCTGGAAACACCACCACAGTGGCAACCACAGAAATCACTACCAATGACAAAAACATTACCATGGCAAACAATGCAATTAACTCCACAGCAGCAAGAGGCGGTGGTATTAGCATTGGTTACAATGGTATCTATGGAAACATCAGCATCTACGACAATGTTTGGATGACTCCAAACGATTTTGACTTCAAAGGTCAAGTAACTGTTAACGGTGCGCAGGTTACCACAGATAACTTTTCTGCCGATTACGGATTGATAAGCAATCCGGTAGGATTAACTAGAGATTATGGGAGCATAGCATAAAATGCCAGCAACACAAGTACAATTCCGTAGAGGTACCACAGCACAGCACAGCAGTTTTACAGGTGCGTTAGGTGAGGTTACTCTTGATACAGACAAAGACACTCTGATTATTCATGATGGTTCAACCGCTGGTGGTGTGTCAGAAATGGTCACAAAAACTGCTACTCAGACCCTCACCAATAAAACCTTGATCAGCCCAGTGTTTTCTGGCAATATGACTGTGCAAAACTTTGTGGTAAGTGGCACATTGTCCTATGCCGCAGCGCCAACTTCAGATTTCACTGCCAATGCCATTGTGCCAAAAAGTTACATTGACAGTGTTTCAATGGTGTTTGGGGTGTAATGTTTGCAAAAACTAAACAAAATTTATCGAACCAACTACGGTGGTGAGCGCATTACCACCGAAGCCGCCTTTCGAAACAGCGAATGGTTATACAAAACAGAGTGGATTCCAACAGCAGTAGCAAACAATCATATCAGTAAAATTGCCACGGTGATTGGCAATGGCAACAGTAGAAAAACATTTCCAATTGGTTTGTTAATTAAACACCTCAGCGGTAGGCTTGGTGCTACCAGTATGCAAACCTATGGATGTAATGCTTTCTATAGAGACTTTGAACCAACATTTTTGGTTACAGTTGGTGACGATATTACCAACGAACTTGCTCACAGTGGTTATTGCAACGGACACATTGTTTATGCCAACAGTGATAAAATAATGCGACATCCTGACAAATTTTATCTAATACCTCAAGACTTTGTTAGCAATGCAGGCACGGTAGCCACATACTTGGCCTGCTTTGACGGTCACGAAAAAGTTTATTTGATTGGATTTGATAATAGTGCTGGAGAATATTATAACAATAATGTATATGCTGGTACATCTGGTTATGCTCCAACAAACTATAACTATAGTGATGATTACTGGATCATGAGCATGGAAAGAATCATGCGCATGTATAATGAAGTTGAATTTGTACGAGTAACTTCTACACCTAACTATGTTTGTCCGCCTAGTTGGAGCAAGTTACTAAATTTTAGGCAGATTCATTTTCAAACCTATTTGGTTGAAGCTGACATAGGTGTAACCTAAGAGTTCAACTTTTCAATAGTTTTAATCTTACTAATTACTTCATCAAATTTGAATGTACGCCATACACCTGGGTGTAAAGGTTTAGGATAGTTTTCCAATGGAACCCAGCAAAAACCAGTGTGTTCGTGATTGAGTACTGGAATAAATTCTGAGTCAACCACAATCATAAAAGTATGGTATGAGAACTGTTGATTGTTACTGGTAAACTTTTCTATTGGCACAGGTTTAGCATTGTCAATGACACCGCCTAGTTCTTCTAAAATTTCTCTGTGCAGGGCTTGAACAACAGTTTCGCTTTTTTCGACTTTGCCGCCAACTAGCCCCCAGCTATTTCTGTGTTTGCTTGAGCTGCGCAGCAAGAACAAATATCTATGAGTGTCTTTTGCATAGATAAGCGCACCACAATTTTCTACAAAACGATTCTCCATTCTGCCTCTCTATACAATCCTTCGTAACTTTTGATCCACTCGGCACCGGTCCAGCGTAATTGCACTCCGGTAGCGGTATTGGTCACATACTCTACTTCGTTAGCAGAGTTGCTATCAAACACCACTTGCCATGCATTACCGTCATAGTATACAATATCGTTGGCCTTGGCCACAAGTGGTTTTCCATTCGGATTCCAGGCTTGCGAAAAATCAGTGTTTGGTAAATCGTTAATGTCTTCAAGTATGAGATATCTTGTGCCAGCAGCAACTTGGTAGTTACCCATACTGTCAAACAGTAGAGCAAGAACAGAATTCTTATGCGGATTGACCACAGCATCAATTGCAGTCAAAGTGTTCACAGGCACTGTATCATTCAACACTCCAAACAACAACGAAGTGTCGTCGGTCGGGTCGTACGCTACAGTTCCAACTAGTTCGCCGCCGTTGGGCATCTCCAAGCGAACCTGACTTATGCCATTTTCCAAAGACCCATACTGGTTGATAATATTGCGCCAGATCTGAGGATCGTTGTCATACACTTCTACATCATCAGATTCTATGGAGTTGTTTCCTCGCGCTGAACTGGCTGATACTAGTCGTAGTCTGTTGCCAATCAATACCACACCGTAGTTTAGAACAGTCAATGCTCGTCTAATTAAAATTTTGTTTTCGTCAAACACGCTCTTGTCCAAAACACCGCTGCTGTCATACACACTATTAATAATTTTTTGTATGACTCCCATCTGAGTAACCTTGGCAGGCGGCGCAATCCAGACCGGTAGCTCAAAAGTCATGGTCGCAATGTCAATGGGATCTTCGGTTCCAACCGGCACAGTTCGACTGCTCCAGTTCATGTCAGTGAGTAAAACATAGCTAAGACTAGTCCAATCTATGTAGTTGTCAGTACTTTGTATTTCCAAAGCAGGATTGAACAAAGTAGCAATTTGTTCAATGAGTTGCAATTTTTGTTCAGTGTTGCTGGTCCATATATCTAACTTGATGGTCATGAGATATGGAACAGGCATAGGGCGTTCAACAGTGTAAGTATCGCCTTGCTGGTCTGTTTGCATACCAGTGATTTGATCATACATACGCTCGCGTATTTGCATCTTGCCAATAAAGTTTGGTTCCTGCATACGCTGCCTGTCGTACTGCAACGAACTTATATAAAACGCCATAGCTGGTACAGCTTGTAAAACATTTTCGCTGTTTCGTGCTAAAATCTGGGCAGCTTGTCTGCTGGCATCGCCATAGAACACTGGAACAGTTTGCAAAGCCAATTGATTTGTTGTAGCATCAGTTTTTCCAAACTGCACTTGGAAGTTGCTGACCATTCGTGTGAATTGCAGCAAGAATCTGCGTATTTGATTATCGTAAAAAAATTGAACAGCCATTAGTTATCTGCCTCTGGTCTAAGTGCCTTGCTAAGACTCTGACGCTGTGGCTTGGTATTGCCTTGAAGGTCAGTGAATGTGTTGGTGTTGTTTACAAAAATACTGCGTTGAGTTTCATTGTTGGCAGCACCAGGCGTGATATTGGTTCGTACCTTGTCTTCAATTTTGACCCAACGATTTCCGCTGTATCTAAATAATCTGTTTGGAACATAATCCAATCGTAGGAAATAGTCGCCGCTTTTGGGATCACCTGGGAATGCTACCCCCATACCTACATCTAACCCATTAGGGCCTAATCCGTCGCCGGTCAGGTAGCCTTGTATTTTAGAAATTGGCGTTGCTTGTCCAGAATCTGCTGTGGTGCTTACACTACTAGTGTCAACCACACCGTTACTGTTAACACGATAGCCTATCGGATCTTTGTGTTTGTTGTTTTCCACAGGCACTGTGTAGAACTTGCTGGTGTCGTATCCACTGGTCGGAACTTCCACTTCTGCTTGTTCGATAACTGCTTCGTTTATGTCAAGATATCGTTGATAACTGCTCAATATGCTTCCTATGCTGGTTGCAGCATTTGCATTGTTGGCCGTGAACGGATCACGATCTGCAGATATCTTGTTAAGAATGTCCTTGTATTCTTGACTGTCAACCAATGGCTGTAGTTTTACTCGCCATAGGTGCGGATACCATGTGGAACTAAATCCTTCAGCAGCTCGGGTTGCCTCAACCACACTATAGAAGCGTTGCAAAGCAAACGGAACATTAGGGTCCAAGCTGTGAAAATCACGCAGGTGCATGAGTTCCAACACATCGCCTGGCATAATTTTTCTTCCCAATAGGTGTATCATGTCATTCAAATGGAACGTCATGAATGTGGTGCCTTGTGCTAGAAAAATGCCAAATTGCCTTAGATCAAAATCTTGATCTTGCACTTGATAGATTCCGCGCATGCTGTACACATCAGTGTCGTATTTTCTATCACGGTTCTCTAAGAACAGTAAATCTTGAATATTCAACTCGCTTTGAGTTACATAATCCGGACGAGTAGCGTCAGTGCCACTGGTATTATTTTCTGTACCTAAATATTTGTGTACCAAAACACCAGTACCACCAATGGTAAACATTTCGCTGATCCTGCGATCTATGAATTTATAATCATTACCATGATTTTCGCGCCAAAGGCTCAAGCGTGGCATTTTGGTATCCTTTCGTGATATTTATCTAGATTGACTTTAGCCCAAAATGCTGTTACACTAGAATCATGCGATTGCAAACTGCTGTAGATTGGGACAAAGTTGGAATAGAATTGCGTAATAATATGCATGCTGCCCCAACCAAATGTCGTAAGGACCTGGCCAGGATGCTGGGCCACATAGAAGGCCTTGTGCAAAAGTTAGGCGCAGAAGAAGTGGTGCTCCGACGCACCAAAAAACCAACTAGTCCTGTAGCAGATCAACTTCGTGCTCAGATCAACGAAAGTATTAACGAGTACGAAAAATGGCTGATGTTAGCATATTTGCAACATGGTTGACCTTTTTTCCGTTTTTGCGTATAATTACAAAGTAATCAAACTCTGGGAGCATGTATGGCCACAGCCGCTAAAAGCAAGCCTGTTGCAAAAAAAGCAACAAAAGGACAAAGCATAAAAGTACCTTCAAAAAAGAAACCCGCTGTACGCCGGGCACATCTGGCA